ATACCATCTGGACCAAGTGGGCCAACTTTATTTCAACTTGTAGATGCTAGTAATGACTATCAAAAGATTTTAGGTCTTCTTGGTTACTCAGTTAATCTTCCATTGAAAGTTGCTTTTATGGCAGACTCATTACCAACTGATTCCTTTACTAATGACTATACAGAAACATTTTTACAAAAAATGACAGATGTAGCTTCTCAAGGTATTTCACAATTAATGCAGATGTCAGGAGCTAAAACATTTGACCAGGGGGTTCAAAATATTTCTTCTGCTATTAGTGCTATAGGAGAACAAAGTAAAGGAATGATAGGAAAAGCTTTTGGGGCTGCAGGTGGTGCAGGCGCAACAATGGCAAACGAAATAAAATCTCTACAACAAAGTTTAAAATCAGCAGCAGCATCAGGTGGTGGGGACGCAGCATTTCTTAGTCAAGCGGCTGATACTATGAATAAAATGATGGGTGGGCATAGAATAGATTATCCTAAAGTTTGGGGTAACAGTGCATATTCAGCAACTTATTCTATCAATGTTAAATTATACAATCCAAGACCAGGTAATGCAGCTTATACAGATAAATATATTATTGGGCCTTTAGCCGCATTACTATGTCTATCAATTCCTTCTTCTAGTGATGGATATTCATATAACTGGCCATTTTTTCATAAAGTTGAAGCACAAGGATTTTTTGTTTTAAATCCGGCAGTTATTACAAATATTACTGTTATTAAGGGCGGGGATCATCAACAATTAGCATTTACAAAAACATTAGGAATGGTTGATGTTAGAATAGATTTTGCTAGTTTATATGAAAGTATGGTTTTAGAGACTAGCGGAGATGATGGGAGAACAGCTCCAATTATAGGAAGACCAACTGTTCTTAGTTATTTAAAAACATTAAAAAGAAGTAGTGATAAGGTTTCAAATACTAGAGCTGAAATGAGAAAATCTAGTGAGATGCAAGCTGGTGTTACAAGTTTAAATCAATCATCAGTTAGAGCTTCTTTTATGGACCCAAAAGATGCTGCAACTAAATTATCTGCAGAAAACTTAATAGAAAAAAATATTGCAGCAGGTAAACGACAGGTGGCAACATTTCAAGGAAATATTACAAGTGGGGTAACAAGAGTATCTGATACTATTAAATCTACAAGTTTAGATAATGCAACCCAAAATAAAGAATTTATAATTGATGTTATTAGCGTCTAACAAGCATTTTTTCTTACTACTAAAGTAATATAGTACGCAAGAAAAAGGTTTATTAAGAATTGTGTTTGACTAGTTAGTTTTGAATATTGTTTTTTATAACCTAAATCTCTTGTAATATCATCTAGGATAATAGAAATTTGTTGTTTAAAATAAATCTTTGCAGTAGTTCGTTTTATTGACATTAATTGTCTTATGTAATTATAGTATTCCTTTCCACATATATCTTTTAAGTTTTTAATATCTTTGAAAAATAGTTTCAGAATAAGTCTAACATTATCAGCAAATTTTGGATTACTTAGGGTAGCAACCAAACCAGTAGCTAATCCAACATTTATTTTAGAAATTTTTCTTGCTTCATCTTTAACATCCTCATCAATTTGTCTATAAACAGTTATCAAATGTGTTACTTTTTCTGCCAACCTATTTGTTTTTTCTTGATCTTGAATTTGATATTGGTTTTCATCATCATCATTAGTTTCATTGGCAGAAATAGAATTTCCCTCCTCAGTTGATTTATAATATACCGCCGCAAAACTCTTTAAACTTTGAGAAATTCTATGTCTAGTTTCCATATAATAAGATGACAAACCATCCATATCAAAATCTTTAATTTTATCATTATATCTTTTCATTAATTCTATTGATAAATAATATATTGCATTTGGAATAGTTTTTTCTCTAGAAAATAAATGAGTTTTTGTTAATGAAGTTATAGCATAACGAAAAACATCTTGGTTACAATATTTACTAAAGTATCTATCCATTTGTTGACTATATTGGCGAATACTAAAATAAACAAATAGATAAGTAGCTGTAGTAATATCTCTTTTCTTTAAAAAATATGATAGGAGAAATAAATAAAATGTAGTTGGATTGTCTTTAAAAAGGTGAGCAAACTTTTCTTCTTTTCTTCCTGCCCAAATTTTCTTTCTAAACTCTTTTAGATCAGAATCATTTAATCCAGTATAATGTAAAAATTCGTAATAATCTTTTTTCACTGACGGAACAAAGCAAGGTTCTGATAACCCTCCAAGATTAGTTGAAACTAATTTAGTAACTAATCTTTTAATTTGATCATCTTGAATATGAGCTTTTTTTAATAACTCTTGCATTATACCACCCTTACAGTAATACTATTTTTTGTGAAGAATACATATTCAGGACCATATTCTAATAGTTGATTCTCAGTTAAATCAATTAACTCAAAATTAAAGAAGATACTTGTTTCTGGTTTCTTTAATCTACAATGACTAACTCCATCAATTTGTTGAACAGTATTTATTATTTCTGATCTGTAAATTGTAGCATTGCTGCCAAACCTATCTTTAAATGTTTCATATACAGTATCACGAACAGTATTTATAAGAGAACTTACTGTTCCGCTATATGTTAAATCTCTAAATACTTCTATTTCTAATTCTATTGGTATATTATACATAGGCAATTCAATCCAACCATTATCAGAGAAAATATAATTCTTATCTAGATTAGAAACATAAACAATTGCATCAGCAGTAGGTTCATCAAATAAATAAAGAACTGGGTATGCTGACCCATCAATACATTGAATTATAGTTCCAGTTAATGGATCATTCGCACAATCTGCTCCAACAAGAATATATCTATCCCCAAGAGATGCGGCAGGAGGAGGAGTTTGAACAATATCAATTACATCAGAAATAGTTGACTGATTAAGCAACATATTAGACATCATACCAATAGTATTAGTAAATTTTATATTTGCAAAATCTGTAAGCATTTTATAATTAGATAAATCCATAGTAGAAATTAAATTCTGTAATATTTGCAATTCAAACTCTTCTTGATTAATTGAGTCATAATATTCTTTTTCAATTACAGGAACATCATATACTATAATATTAGTTCCATCAACAACTGCATTTGATCTCATAAAATTATATAAACTCTTTCTAAACGTAATTTTTGCAGAATAAGTAGCAATTAAATTAGTTGAAGGATCAGAAATTGTAAAATCATATGTTTGTTCATTTTCTGGAATATCTGTGTATGGATCAAACTCTAATACAAATTCATTAGCTGTTGAATCATTTGCCATTAATGCAGTAAGCCCGCTTGATCTAACTTTAAATTCACAATCACATGCATATGCACTTGTATTTTCTGATCTATAATGTAGTTTAAAAACTCCCTTAGTTCCATCTTTATAAACTTTTAATTGATCTGCAACAATTTCAAATGTAGATGTTGGGTAACTTGTTTCTAAAGCAGGTAATAAAGTTACAGAAAAAATAACATATTCATAGTTTCCAACTTCATTTACAATATCCATATCAATATCAAAGAGGGTATAAAAATTTCTATCCCCAATTGTAATAATTGTGTCTCTTACTATTCTATCTTGAGTAGTTGGAATAGTAAGAACTGCATTTCTAGTAGGAACTAAATTATCAACTACTTCAGTTCCTGTACCATAAATAATAGCTGTAAATAACTCAATTTCATTAACTTGTAAGTCTGATCTCTTTAATACTGGAAGTGAATTTTGTGCTATAGGAGAATCTTTAACAATAAGGTTAATATTCTTATAATCATTTTCTGTAACTAATCTATTTAGAGAAGTAAGAGAAGCAATTGAATTTCTTCTAATTGATTCAAGAGATTCTTCATTAACTCCACCAAATGCAGGATTAGCATTAACAACTGAATAATCAACTAACTGTGTAGACCCGGATCCTGTTGTTATATAAATTCTATCTCCGTCTTTAATTGACCCAGCAATAACATTTCCATTTTCACCTTCTGTAATTTTAGTAGTAACCAAAACAGATGACCCCGGAATAGGTTGAAATCCAAATAACCCGTTACCGAAACTTAATCTTCTTCCAATATCAATTCTTCTAGAAACATACCCTTGATCAGTTGGAGCCATTAAAAATAAACTTTGAAATTCATTCCATAAAGTATATCCTGCACTAGCAGGCTCTTTTAATTTAACATCCATTCCTGCTACTTCACCAGTAATAGGAACATCAATATTTATAAATTGATATTGCTGAGTATCGCTATCAATTTGAAATTCTTGAGTTACTTCTTTTACTTGAGTAATAGGAAGAGTAAATTGAAATGAATTAGTAGTTTGATTAATATATAGATTATATTTTTTTGGCCCATCAGTAATAGTAACAGTTACATTAGAATTATTTTGTACTATAACAGATGTTTCATAAGTTGTTTGAAATTCAACGTCTGTACTTGCTTTAAATTTAAATCCATAAGGTAAAGTAAATGATACCAATGGGTCTTCAAACCCAAATGGAAAAGTCATCAAAACAACCGAAGTTGCAGGAGTAGCTTCTTGAGTGTTATAACCTAAGAATGCTGATAAGTTTAAAATAGAATCTGGTAATTGAGCTTTTGTTAAAAAGAATTCTCTATAAGTTGACATTTGATAAAATAGTAAGTTACTTGTTAGGGTAGATAAAATATCAATCATAAAACTTAAAAATGACGATTTGGTTAAATCTACATTTTCAAGTTCTAGATAGTTTTTAACCTGATCACTTATCTGACTTCTTATACTATCTCTAGATGTATAAATCTGGCTAGATAACGTTGTTTCAGCCATTATTGATCTCCTTTAGCAAGGGAAAACATTTCTCAAAGGGAAATAAAATCCACTTTTATTATCAAACATTTTCTTTAAACACCCTTTTAATTCTTCATGTTTTATTAAAAGTTTTGAAATGAATTGTGCATCCTCTATTGTGTGAATCTTTTTATCATATTCTACAAATGAATATATATTTTCAACTTGTGTATCAACTTCATCTGTTGTTCTACTTTGAAATACTTGTGTTCTTAATCTCCAAAATCTTCTTTCAGTATTAGGATGAATTTCAACACCTGTAACTTCATACACTGGATAATTATCATTATTTGGATTTAAATATTCAGATTCGAATTTAATTAAATCACCGGGATAAGGTTTGAGATTATATGTGCTTGGAATAACCAATACAGTTTCTGAATGTTTAGTATAACCAATATCTTCTGCATTAAATGAAACTGACATATCCTCAGTAAAATAAACAGGAAGTAATAGTATTTTATTTCTTTTTATACCAGATAATTCTCCTATTTCTTCATATGCCCCACCCATTAAATTTTCATCATCCCAAATTGTTTTATCTATATTATAATTATAATAAGTTGCTAAAAACGCAACTACATGCTTGCTATAATAGTTATAAAGAAGATCTTGATACTCATGTATATAATCGTATATACGACTATATAATTGCATGTAGTGTTCTGTCATTTAGGTTTATTCCTCAATAATCTTTGTTTGTATGCTATCCTTAGTTCTGAATCAAATTGAATCTTTTCTTGTGCCTCTTTATCTCTCCAATGTGCTAAAGCATCTAATAATTTTTCTTTACATTTATATCTATTACCACGTTCTTTATCACATTTTTTATATTGATCTTCTAATCTTTTAACTACTTCGCTCGCTGATAACCAACCACATTGAGCATTACATAATCTTTGAGGGAATTTTTGTTGAGATAAACATTTAGATACACAAGCAAAATTTATTTGTTTCATCATATAAAATAAAACTGTACCAAGCATAGGAACTGGAATTGCAAATAATCCCAATGTTAATAATTTTTTAACTAAATTTGCTTTAAAAGGATCAATCTTTGGAGGTTCAACAATTGGGCCTATTTCTTCTTTATCTTCTACTAACTTTTTTTTTGCATGTTAAATTCATTGTATAAAAGTAAATGTTTTTTAAATGAAAGAGTTTTTCTTAAATCTTCATTTTCATAAATAAATTTTGCTATTTGATTTGGAGTTAATTGTAAAGAAGCAGAAAGATTTTTTGCTCTAGACATTCCACTTCTCATTCTGAATGTTGGTCTTGTTTCTGGACTATTAACCTTTATATCTAACTGTCTTATTTTTACTTGTAATTGTTGTACTCTTCCAGCCCATTTCATATACTCGCTTCTTAATTTTCTTTCACATTTATCTGGATTTTGAAAGTCATCACATTTACCTAAATCTGCTCTTAAATCATCAGTTACTTTTCTAGCAACATCTAGTTGACATTTATATTTACATAGTTTTCTCTTGCTAGAAAATGGAATATTTGCATAACATTTTTTCTCACAAGCATCAGTTAATTTTCTATAAATATATAATGTAAACATGGCAATAGCAGGAGCCAACCCAAAGAATGATGATCCTGCTATAGCGGCGAATGAATATTTTAAAAATTTTGAAAACTTACCTTCAAACGCTCTTATATCCTCAGTGATTGTTAATTTAACAACATCTTCATATGTTAACTCTAAAATATAACTACAAAGTTTTATATGTTCGGAAAATGTAGTTTTTTCTTTTACCACTTTACTATTAATAACAATTCCTAATAGATATTCGTGGCCACATTCTTTTATAATGTCTCTATCTTTTTTAGTTAACATTTTTACTCCTTATTGTTGTGGGACGCTTTCAAAAAATCTAAAATATAAATTCTGGTCAATAACTACTTGAAGATGTGAAGAATCCCCTTTATATTCAACATCTATATTAACTTGAAATCCCT